GACGATGAAATTCATCGCCTACGGCCTCGACTGGGGGTCAGCAACGACCCCACAGCCTTGGTCGCCGTGTACCGCAGGGGCGATGACCTGTTCGTGCATGAACTGCTCTACCACCGTGGCCTCACCAATAGCGACATTGCGGTGCGGTTAAAGGAGTTCGGGATTACCAGGGCTTGGGAAATCGTGGCGGATTCGGCAGAACCCAAGAGCATTGAGGAAATCTACCGCCTCGGATTCAACATCAAGCCCGCATCCAAGGGACCCGATTCGGTCAGGCAGGGGATTGACATCGTGAAAAGGTTCAACCTTCATGTGACAAAAGATTCCGTGAACTTGATAAAAGAACTCCGCAGTTACACTTGGGCCACGGACAAGGACGGCAAGGACACGGGGGTCCCGATTGATTCGTACAATCACGCCTGCGATGCGCTCCGATATGTGGCCCTCAACAAATTGGCGGTCAGTAACTCGGGGAAGTACTTGGTGGTGTAACTTTACACCCATGAACCGAGAATCCCTGTTTGACATCCTGCTTATCGTTGGGCGGGTTGTCGGTTGGTTGCTAATCATAGCGGGCAATATCCTTTTTGCTTTGGGAATCGCTCAATTTTTTGCCCTTCTATTCAAATGAACCTCGAATCCCTCCTTGACCTCGCCTTGGCCGTCGGTCGGGTCGTGCTGGCCTTGGTGTTTATCGGCTGCATCTTAACCCTCCTCATGCAATGAAATGGATAGCCTGTAAAGAACGAATGCCAAAAGAATACGAGGCGGTAATAGTGGTCATTCCTAAGAGTAGTAACAAGATTGCATTTTCTTGGTGGGCTAAAGTTGGCCGTGCTGGCAAAGAACAAGTTAAATGGTTTTTTGACACATCCGACGAATTTTGTCCTGCCGAAGAAATCATATATTGGACCCCAATGCCCAAACTACCAACAAGCACCCAATGAAACTCGTACACTACTACCACATCTATTGCGGCGGAGGCGGGCAATGGCAACTTATCATGCACCAGCACATGATGGCCCTGTGCAATTACGGGCTGATTGAACAGTTGGATGAGATTCGTGTCGGCATCGTCGGTCCACCCGACCAGCGGAAGGTGGTCAAGGATATCTTGGACAACTCGCTCGTGGCGGCAAAGATTAAGGTCGTGGTCACTCGAACCAACGCTTGGGAGCAGGCGACGCTCACCGAGATGTACCGGGCAAGCCAAACCGAGGATGCGGCCTACCTGTACGGGCATACGAAGGGGTCCGCAAATCCTTCCCTTGTCGCCCAACTATGGGGGCGCAGTATGATTTTCTTTAACATCGTGGCTTGGGAACGCTGCCTTGCTGAACTGGAGAAAGTGGATGCGGTTGGATGCCATTGGCTGACCACCGAGCAGTTCCCACAAATAGCGGACCACAACAACCCCGACGGTTATCCTTACTTCGGAGGTAACTTTTGGTGGGCCAAGTCCTCCCACATTCGGGAACTGGGCGAACCGCTTCGAGAACACCGTTACCAAGGGGAGCATTGGATTGGGAAGAAACCGAACACCGTTGTCTTTGACCCCAACCCAGGTTGGCCCGACCCAAGCAAGTTCGTGATAACCTTTTGACCATGCAGCAGAAACCCGAAGAAATCCTCAAAGGCTTGGACTACGGCCACATCTATACAACCGATGTGACCCACATCCTTGAAATCCACAACACCGCCAAGAACCACGCAAAGGGACGGGCCTTGGAACTAGGCAGTTACCTACGGACACTCAACCCTTGCGATTGCGATGGCGGGCCTTGAAGTCGTCGTGTACGACACCGATACGAGCGTCGTAGGACAAACGTCAAAGCCCTGCTGAAAGATTACAAGGTGGAGTGGAACAACGCCCCATCCAGCGAAGCCCTCAACGAGCAGCGGTATTTCGAATTCATCTTCCACGATTCGGTACCACGGCGACACAATGATTCCCGAAATGGTTGCGTCTATTTAACCAGCGGCTACTCAAAGGTGGCACGATGATGATTCACGATGCGGAACTACTGACCTATCCTTCAACCTGTTGGGTCAGTTAGGAACCACACGAACACCGTAGACAGTTGGGACGGAAGGGGACGGCAAATGCTGACCATTCATCAAGAAACTATGACCGCCAAGACCTTCATATTCTGCCACGATGCCGAAATCGTCAAGGGGTGTATCAATAGCGGACGCTTTGACCTATTTGACGACTTGCGCTGGGTCATGCTTGGCCCACGGGACTTTTCAAGCATTGCATCCATACCAGGTCTAATCATCGCACGGGACTTGCCCGACAACATCGAGCATCACCGCAACCTTGTGGCGTGGACTGGATGGTACGCTTTGGCCCGCAACGGTTACATCCAAGAGGGGGACATCGTGAATCTATTTGAATACGATGTCACTTACAACCAAGGCCAATTTCGTCAACTGCCTCAATGCGGGTACTTTCAAATCCCCGTGGACACCGTTCCTTATTGGCAATGCGGCCACAACTACGAGGGTCACATCAAGACCTTGACGGGCAAAGGTTCGGGTGAATTTACGGCCCCGATGGTTCCCGTGACTTCCAATTACACGGTGGTTTGGACCGAGGCCCACCTCCAACTGACTTTGGACTGCATCGCCAAAGGATTGACCGAGTTGACCTATGTAGGTCATGTCCTTGAAAGGGCATACTCGCAGCACTTCGTCGGCATCCCCATGCAAGCGGGTGCATTCAACCACGCCTTCGCCAACTCCCACGGGTTCTAACCATGCACCTGGTCGGCATCAATTACGCAACCGCCGAATACTGGCCCGCCGCAAGGGAGCAAGGAATGTACTATCCATTCCCCGTTACAACGGTCACGGATGAGAAACGACCAGGTAGGGGCAACGATTGGTGGAGGTGGAAGCCGAAAATCATCTTGGACGCTTTGCTGGATTTGCAGGACGACGAAGCCCTGCTTTACCTCGATGCCCAAGATGTCCACACGGACGAGTGCTTTGACTTTGCAAAGCGATGGCTGACCGACAACCCCATCCTACTACACCAAAACTTCCACAACCACATCTCCTACACCAAGGGCGATTGCTACGCCTTGATGGACTGCTTGCAGTTCTTCAACGAGGGGCCGATGCAACTGGAGGCGGGGTTCTTGGGATTACGCAAGACCGAGGCTAATATCGCCTTGATGCAAGAGTGGGCCAAGTGGCTTGCGGTTGATAGGGTCGTGAACGATGACCCCAGCGAATACCCGAACCATCCATCCTTCATTGACCACAGGCACGACCAAAGCGTGCTGACCAACCTTGCCTTACTGCACGGCCTTCCGATGGTCGTCGTTCCTTCCGTACATTGCAACGCAAGACCGAAACTATGAAACTCCAAGACCTCACCATCGACCAATTCCAACGCATCGCTGCGCTGGAGTTTAGCCCCGTCCTCACGGACTACGACAAGCGTGCAGGGGTCGTTGCAATCGTTGAGGGGGTGGATGTATCACTCGTCCGAGAAATGCCCGCCAAGGGGCTTACTAAGCGTTACAAGACCATCATAGCCGAGTGGAACGAACTACCGACCTTGGCGTATCGCAGGCGGTTCAAAGCGGGCGGCAAGTGGTGGATTCCGACGGTGTTCACCGATGAACTCACGGCGGGCCAACTGATAGACCTGATGGACACGGACACGACGGACGAAAAGAAACTCGTCCAAAACCTGCACCGCATCATGGCGACCCTTTGCAGGGAGGGCGGGTTCCTTGGTTACTTCCCGAAGAAATACGACGGGGCCAGTCACCAAGAGCGGGCCGAACTACTCAAAGCCCACGCCAAGATTGGCGATGTTTGGGGGGTGGTCAGTTTTTTTGTCTAAGTTCCGAAAGTTACTTGAAAGTTTTGAGCGACTATTCACGGCACCTGACCAAGGGGATGCAGGCCCAGTAACCAACCCCCTCGCTGGGTACGGTTGGCTGATGGTGGTTTGGCGAATGGCGAACAAGGATGTGCTGAAATTTGATGCCATCTTCGCAATGAAGGCGGTGGAGTTCCTGAACTATGCGCTCTTGATTCATGACATCTTGGAAGCCGAACGGATGGAGGCGGAGCGGATGCGTAGGAAGTAGGACACAATTTCGGTGGCTGGACATTTACCAGCATGGAGTTTGATGTATTTGTCGGAGGGTCAGGCAAGAAACTGACCGACTTGCAGAAGGAGGCCTTGGCTGATTTCGGGGTGAGCCTTGCGGACGGAGCAATTGAGAATAAGTCCTACGCTCTGGTCACCAAGTGGCTGGAGGGAGTGGTCAGGCTCGCCAAGCAGAACCTCGCAAACGCCAACGCCATTGCCAGCAACTCCCTTGCGCAGAGCATCGTCGTTGAACCCATCACCCTGACCGATTCCTCCTTTGTCGTGGCTATCAAGGCCAATGATTACTGGAAGTTCGTGGACCTCGGTGTCAAGGGAACGCAGAAGAGCAACCGTGCGCCAAATAGCCCGTTCCGATTCAAGGGCAACCCGATTCCCATCCGACCCATCCAAGAGTGGATTGCGTTCAAGGGAATTCCGTTGCAGGGCAGGGATAAGCAGGCCGCCAACCGTTCCTTCGCCATCAACATCGCCCGCAAAATCAGCAGGGAAGGTCTTCGGGCCACCAACTTCATGAGCAACGCAGCCACCAAGGAAATGGTGGATGTGCTAACCGTAAACATCGCCGAAGTCCTCGGCAAATCAATAAGCGTCGCAACCGTCCGATAATTTATGGCCATATCAGTCCTTTCGGGTTCGCCCCTCGTAGCGACCCCTGTCTACAACAAGATGCTCTACAAGGTCAGCGGCTCGCTGATTGCACAACCTAATTACCGCTATGTCTGCGATGTAAAGAACCCCGCAGGGACGACGCTGGCACGGCTGAAATGCGACAAACTACCGACCACCAAC